GCAGCAATATCACAAACAGCTTCAATAAGTTTGTAATCCCAACTAGCTAAAGGTAGACAATAACGTCTCTGTAAATAAGAATCAGCTTCTGAAGAAGCCATTACAAGAGCATAAGTCTTGTCATCATCCGAGAATTCTACTGTTAGAGTTGTTACTCCTCTTTCGTCAGTGTCTAGTAAATCATCCAATAAAAGGGCCGAATTAGCTGTTCCATCCTTAAACAAATAAATACCTTGGTCGTATCCCTTCTTTATAGTTTGTAGAGAAAAACGTCCAGATACATTCTTTGCTACAAGTAATGGGATAGAAACAGCAGCAACTACCTGATCTAAAGTTGTGTAGTTAGCTGGAAATGTAAAAGTCTGTGGTACGTTAGCCAGTCCATCTTCTGTGATATTAAATCTCAAGGTCAGACCCATCAAATTAAATGGGCCAGGTAAAACATTACTTGAATTGATAATGGCTGGCTTTCCACCTCTTGGTAGTGATAAGTTTTCTAAGTCTTGAATTGTCGAGTACGAACTGCCCAACCCTCCTATTCCGTTGGACAACATGGTAAATTGTGTTGGCATTTTATATAGTCTCCTTAAGTGATTTCCACTTTTTATTGTACTTTATATTGTAGATACAAGTGTGTCCGACTCCATATTCTTTTGCTAAAGATAATTGCATCTCTCCATTATCAAGACGTTTTCTTATTTCTAGAACTTGTTGCTCAGTCAATTTGGATCTACGATCTCTCAATCTAGCCTCAGATACCTTCTTTCTAGCTTCCTCAGTCCACTTATAAGTTTTGTTTCTTTTACTTAGAGCTTCCTTCCATTTATCTGTCATGACTCTTTTTGGGGCAGGTAAAGAAACCAATTGACCAGTTGTTTTCTGATTCATCAAATATTCTTTATCTACAAGACTTGCCCAGTAATCTTCACGTTCATTTAGGTTTTCACAATTTTCTAAGACAATAAAAAGAAAAGAGTCATGATTATATTTATTCCAACTTCTTTGTAGGTGATTATTACCATGAGTACCATTATTCAAACTACTTTTATGGGTACTGAATCTTATTCTTATATTACTAGACTGACCTATATAACACTTTTCACTTATAGTGCAATAAATCATGTATATACCACTGGTTCTTTCAGTCTTAGGTTCTATAGTTCCCACTAGCTCATTAGGCTTCATAAAATATAGTACCACCTAGATCATTAAAGCAGTATATATTCCTCCTTTTCTTCTTTATTCTCTGTATAATACCGTAAATTTAGAAGATAAAACTGTCTTAAAGTTTGTGTTTAATAGATCAGAAAGACAGTTTTATAAAATTTCAACTTCTGTTTTTACTTAGGTTTTGTTCTATTTGGTTGAGTAATGGCTGGATCTTGTGATGGCAAAACTTTAGCAAAAGATGGATCTAGTGGTGTAGAAGTTTGTATTGGCCCCTGTTTTGGTGGCTTTTGTACTTTAGGAGTTTGGTCCCTAGGTCTTACAACCTCCTTACAATTTATAATAAATTCTGTATACCCGGGTGGCATATGATGCTTAGGGCCATCAATTGATGTTATACAAACACTAGATATACCTCTCATTCTAGTATCTGGATGTTGTATCAAGAAGGAGGGAGAACTTTTAGCTTTAGGATCTCTAAATCCAAAATAATCTTCAAGCTCATCAAGAACCTTCTCCATCTGAGTATATTCATCTTGAAAGAATATTCTTGTAGTTATTTTTACATCGGCAAGATCTACACCACTATTTATTGCATTGTTACCTTTTCCTTGCTTTTTCTTTTGTTCAATCAATTTTTGTTGTCTGGTAATCTCCACTGTAGATATACCAGGAAGTGTATAAGTTCCTAGCTGAACTATATCGAATGGTGTTCTAACAGGGGTCGGAAAGTTAAACTTATTTCGGCCCTGTCCATTAGGTGTTGGTAGGTTGTATAAAAATGGGCTAAGAGCCATTAGCTTGCCCTCCCTGCTTTTCTAAGATCCTTCATTTTATTTGCCTTATCTAGAGCTGCTTTAGTTCCACTCTCTGCTGCATTTTTAACTTCTTCAGGATTTGCATTTCCATTAATAGTCATGTAAGTAGTTATATTTGTTGGTGCTTTTGATTGACCACCTTCTACAGACATAACAGAATTAGGATCAACATCCACAGCTACTACACTTCCTGCCCTCAATATTGAACCTACACCAGCTCCAGCAGCAGCACTCTTAGCACCAGATGCTACTGTTGATTCTTCTTCACTTGAACTTCCAAATGGATTAAATGAACTTCTGATGCCTTCACCTATTAACTTTCCTAGATACTTAAAAGCATCAGCAGAGGCCATAAAGATATCTTTTAAAGCCCCCCCTGAATCAGTTACTAGCAGCCTCTTCATAAAATCCCAAGCCTTACCAAGCCATTCCCAAAGCTTCTGTGCTTTATCTAGAAGTCCTAGAAGGAACTTGGTAGTATCTCCTGCCTTTATACTCTCCAGGGGCCCAAACATCTTTGTTATAATATCGTTTAGGGCACCTTTAAAAGCATCACTAGTTAAAGTCTCAGAAATCTCATTAATAATATCTCTGAACTTGGCTATGCCAGGAATCTTATCAAAATCCATAGATAAAGCTAAGGTATCCCATACAGAACTTAAATTTGATAAAGCTCCAGCTAGAGAGGTTTTTGACTGCTTAGTAGAAGTCTCACCTATAAAGTTTTGTTTTAGCTTGTCATTCAAAGCCTCTTCTAGTCCCTGAGTACTTGCAGTTGGTGAAAATTTACCTGACCTTTGTAATTCAATAACCTTTTTATTAAGTTCATCTAGATTACCAGTCTGCCAATCTTTTACTCCAGCAGCTTTGGCTTGATATCTTGCAAATCTAGATTTGCCAACGAAATCAGTTATGAATGAACTTCCAAGTTCTGGTCTTCCTCCACCAGCAATAGCATTAAAAGCTTGCACCATACCGTCCAGAACTGATTCATTTCCTCCTCCACCCTCTACATCTGATAGAAGAGTTTGTATCTTTCCAAGTTGATAGGCAGAGAACCCTGAGCTTGCAAGCTTGAATGTCCTATCTAGAAGAGGTTTAGTATCAGCTGGTCCCATAGTTGCTACTTTTAGAGCACCACCAAAAATATCTTTGTTTTTGTCACCATAGAAAGTACCCAAAGTAGTTAATGCAGATTGTTTGAATTTAGCTGCCTCTATAATCTTCTTTCCAAAATCGAACACTCCACCAGCAACCCATTTTATTGCTCCTAAAGCCCCAGCTGCCAATGCTAATCCTTTCAGTGAATCAGTTAAATCTTTAACACTATCCTTGGCTCCACTCATAGAATTAGATAGCCCCTTTCCCATACTAGAAAAAGCCTTTGATAGGCTGCTGACAGAATTAGCTATGCCCTTCAAGGCATTATCTAGTGCCTTTAGAGGATCTATATTAACTACGGTAACTACTTGATATTTAAATGTTTTACTAGCAGCCATTTTCTACTCCATTATACAGGTCGTGCTTTCTTGTATTCATCTTCCTTTTGTGAGTACAAGAAGGTGTTTATACCAAATACTAACTTGCACAAAATAAAAAGCCCAGCTTCTGATTCTGGTGTCTCAGGTTCTTTGTTAACTACCTGATCGAACAGAGCTATCAGACACTGAGCTGTTGTTACGAAATCTTTTGAGGAATCTTCAAATAGATCTACGGTCTTTTTTTTTCCTCGGCAACAGTTCTGTTGAAATATGCAGCCATGAATGTGTTAGTTAATAGAGTTAAAAGACCACCATCCTTTTCTATTCTCTCTTTAAATACAGGATATGAAGGGAATACAACACAGGCTGAAGTTACATCTTCCATGCCAGATAGCATTTGTATATCTGTGACATTAGAAGCCGATCTTTGTTTCTTAAGAATATTAAACTCAGCTCGATTTGGATATCTGATTCCATAATCTTCATCTTCAATCTTAAAGACCATAATCTTTCCGTACTTCTCAATTAAGTCTAGATATTCATCATCGGATAATTCGATTTGGTTTTTCATTTCAGTTATTCTCCTTTTTCTTCAGTTTTTATGAAGACTGCTTCTAATATCTTTCTAATGTAAGAAAGCTCAAAAACTACTGAAGTTAGTTTTTCTTTCTCAGTCATTTTATGAATTTCTTCTTTAAATAATTCTAATGTCATGTTCTCTCCTTTAGATAATCTAACAAATATTTCTACAAAAACAAATAAAAAAGCCTACAAGATTTAAATCTTGTAGGCCCACATAAGGAGAGAGAACAACAAAAATTAGATCACTGAAATGCCGTCTCTGCTCAATAGATTGAACACGAAGTCATGCTTTACCATTAAAGCTCCACCAGTTCTGGAGTAGGTGTGATCACCAGATCCAATCAAACATCCGAATAGAATGTCCTTAATGAATCGTGGTTGTCCACCAGCTGTAGAACCAGTTACTGGGCCGTAGGCTAGGGTGATATCAAACGGTACACGAGACATACCTGCTTGACCTCCACCAAAGCCTACTAGGGCTGCCATAAGAGCTTGGTCTTCTTCTAGGGAAATTGTAAAGCTTCCTTTGAAGGTTACATGTCCTGCTGTATAACCAATTGGAACTGGAGAAGTTCCACCTAGCTCTTGACGACCTTCGTTTGTCCAGGTGTAGTTGATTTCAGGAATCTGGAAGAAAGGTAGTGCAATACCATCGTTACCAGATGGGCTGACGTTAAAAGTAATATCTGTATATCCATAGACAAGACCATTAATCTTGCTTTGGTACTCTAAAGGTTGTGCTGTATTTGCTAATGCCATTTTAGTCCTCTAATTAAGCTGTTACAGTTGGAGTGAAACCAATTGTTAGTGTAATGAACTTAGCATATCCGAATGGTTGAATGGCACAAGTAACTTTCAATGTTTGTGTCTGTACAATTACTTCAGTACGATCAACTTTAACATCGATTGCAGTTACGTTATCCTTCAACTGACCATATAGATAGCTCAGAATTCTGTCTTCAATAGCACGGGCATCAATCTCTGCAATCTGACCAGCAGCATTTACACGAACTTCGGTATTGATGTACTGCTTAACAACAGTTCCTAGTAGGGTAGCTGCTCTATCAATAACTCTTCGGTACTGTAGATAAGTGAAATCAGAGCCTGGAGTTGCAAAGGTTCGACCATTAGTGATATAGAATCCAGGAAGTCCCTTGAAAGTTCTCAAAGTAGAGAATCGAGAAACATCTAGACCTGGCTTCTGACCTTCATCGTGATAGATGCCATACTTATTGTGTGGAACATCTGGTACTAGAATGAATGGTAGTGGGCCACGAGCAACCTTACCTAAGTCCTCAGATATAGGAATCAATCCTTCACGGCCAGACATAATCCAAGCACCATTACGAATATTGTACTGTTGATCAGCTGAGCTGTAGATATCAGCAGGTCCAGCAAATACTGAAACTCTGTCAGATACAGCAGGAGTGAAAGCAGTGATAAGAGAGTTCATCCACATATCTTCAGTTTCACCAGCTGCTTGCTGTCCAGTTGTAAAACCAAGAGCAGTTGCAGCAGTAGATCCAGCATTAACTTTCAATACAACCTGTCCTTTAATAGAAAGAGTAGAGAGAGTTAGTGTATTTCCTGTGTTTGTAATAGAGAATTGCCCACCAGTGAATGACTGAACATTCAAAGCAGCCAATAGAGCAGCAATATTTGCATAAGTAGTAGCTGTGAAAGTAAAGGTTCTCTGATTTGCAGTTGGGAAGGTTAGACCACCATCTGTGCTGATATCAATCTTTAGAAGCTCACCACCAGTAAAGGTAAGTGGGAAAGTAATGGTTGTACCAGTTAGATCGGCAGTGAAATCCATATCACGAGCTTCGATAATGCCATGTACGTATCTCTCATTGGTTGCAGCAGCAGTCATATAGCTGGCCATTGTCGAGAAGATTGTAGTATCGGCTGTTCCTACTAGATGGATGAATCCCCAAGTACGGGCATCTGCCAAAAGTGCAGTTAGGCCAGCAGCTACGTCTCCATTGTTCCAAGTTGGTGCAGTAGTTTGGAAAATCCAAGTATCACCACTCATTAGACCGTTGGAACCGTTAGAGAAGTTCATTACCATTCCAGTTCCAGTGATTGCAACAACACCACCAACTGGGATAACAATTTCTTCACTGTAGGTCAAACCATCATCTAGAGAGTACATGAAGGTTGGATATGGTGCAGTTCCTACTTTTCCAGCTCGAACAATTTTAATGACAAACTGATAGTCATCGAGAGGTGCAGAGCTGGTTAGAGCTAAAACACCATCAGATGCAACTGGTGCAGTTACTAGAGAAGCCTGGATAGGTCCGATAGTACCAGCAACAGAGGTTTGAAGTCTCATTGCATAAATAGGTCCACCAGCAATATCTAGACCTGTAGCCATTGCTTTAACCAACTTTCCAGTACCCATAGTAGACTTAACGTCTTGAACTGAGGTAAAGCTGTAAACTTGATTAAATACACCATTGGTAGCTTGTCCTAGCTTTACGTGTATTCCTGTAGTATTTTCTGGAGCAATTCCTAAAGAACCGTCCAGAATAGTTGTAGATATAATTCCGGGTAATGCCATTTTTTATGTCTCCTATTTGTATTATCGTTGTTCTGGAGTATGTTCAGCAGCTTTTTTTATACCTGCATCAAACTCTTCTTCAGTTAGAACTTCTCCAAGGGCCCATTTATTTAGAGTCTTTGCAGAATTAAATAACCAGGATTTATCATTATAAAAATCAATTTCTGAGCCTGGATTAAACTTAATCATTCCACCTTCAAGAGACTTAACCATTCCTGGAACTCTCTTGAAATAGACTACTGGCATCTTAAGCTCTCTCCATTCTTCCAGAGTTTTAGTCTCTTTTGGTTCTATAGTTTCTTTCTTTGCCATTTTTTACCTATGTTTTTCTAATCTTCCTTCTAATGTTATAGATGCTTGGATTGGTCTGTTCATCTTGTAAGTAGTAACTCATTAGAACATCAGTACCATTATCATCCATAATTTTTAGTACACCAGATGGTTGATCTACTATCTCATTATTAATCAAATATTTTCTAATGGTAATGAAATCTTGAGCACTTACACCAACTTCTGACTGAAATAAGAATGGGTCAAAGGTTCCTGGTGTGACATTATAAAATGCCATGGAAAGATATCCAGGGATATCAAGAATCGATGCTGGGAATGTTATAAGGTATAGCCCTGGAGCAGTCACAGAATTGATTTCTGATATGTTTCCTACAAGGCTAAAGGTGGTGCTGACTCCACTTCCCTTGGTAAGAGTTGCAGAAATATTGGCAGCTGTGAGTCCAGTTATTGGAGTGGCTCCAGATTTAACCAAAATAGTTATTTTTGTTTGTGTATTTAATGGAATCATTCTCTGTATCCTACCACGTAAAGATCTAGCTTAGAAACATTTGCCCCTGAGGTTGCCCAGGAGTAAGTTATCTCTTGCATAGGGGTTGTGTTTAATGTCAATTCAGTTGTATGTACAGCTTTAGATGTAAGATCATCTGGGGCCACATTTATACGTAATCCTGGAGGATTTGTACTGTAAAGACTTACGTTATTATTGACGTTATTTCCATTATAAACATCTGCCTTCAAGTGAACTATATGAGCATGTGGTGGTATAAAATCAGCCATTGAGACTGGTGTAGCTGAAGTTGCAGTACCAGCCAATACAGCTGGTACCTCAGTTGGATATCTAACTTCTACACCATTCTTAAAGAACTTATTTATATTTCCCAAAGCATCTGTTCTAAAGCACCCAAGATATTTTGTGTTTAAAACTTGTGCTCCCATTGAGTCTAAGTACAAAAGATAGACGTGTGGAACAGCATCAGAAATCACTATCTTCGATGCACCAGTATTCTTTAGATACACATAGTACCAAGTATCGGCTGAAAAACTTCCTGCTGGATCCAAATTGGCCGAAGAGATAACAGTTGGAATATCATACTTCTCAATAGTGTAGTTAGTCCCATCAAAAGCCTGAACTATAAATGGATACACAGTTATTGTAGAGCCATTAGAAGAACCCATCCTTATGGCTCCATTCATATTCATGTTTTTCAATGCTCCCTCAAAGATATACATATTTCTATCTTGTATGGCCTTTTCATAAAGATTGGCTGAAAGAGCATAGAAAGGATCACCATCAGCTGGAAGTGGTACATAACCAGGCCAGCCTACAATCTGAGAGTAAGGGTCACGAGTGTATGAGTATGTAGTAGACATTATTCGTAGTACCCATATAAGGAGAAGGTTGCAACCGTTAGGTTGTTACTAACACTATAAAAGAGTGCTCTATTAGCATCTGTAGCAATATCAAACACAGTTGTATCTAATCCACCAGCTCTGGCTTGAAAAGATAATCCAGTAATAGGAGTTGTTGAGCCAACTAATATCAATTGATCAGAGGTATTGGCTGTGTTGTTGATATCTAAAACCATCTTACATAGTCTTGGAACATTGTTTATAGATGGTGGTATAGCTGCTGCTGTATTAAGAGCAGAAGGAGTAGTAGAACTACCACTGCCAACGGTAAATTTACCTTCGTAAGTAACGAAGTTTCCATATTTTTCAAAGGGAATAATGAAACCACCACTATTTGTTAAAAAGGTTCCCAAAAACTTCATTGAGAAAGTTCCATTCTTGTATAGACCGTATACATCTGGTGGAGTAGTGGATAATTGAAAATCCATTACACCTCCATTAGAAAAGGCATATATGTAATACCAAGTATTTGGTGTGAAAGCTCCTGGCATTCCTTCTATGTTTGCTACACCTACGGAAGTGGTTGTTGTACTAAATATAGTTTTCCAAGTACCACCTTCAGTTACGGCAATAAATGGAATTGGGTCTATATCTACTACTAGAGTAAGTTTACGTCTTATTCTAATAGGGCAGGTAGATTGCATCATCTGCCCATACATATCAAATAGACTTAGCTGTGTGTCTATTTCAGCCTTAGCCGAAACATTTACAGAGTTAGCATCAGCTAAGTCACCGTCAACTGGAATAGTAATAGATGGATTAAAGGCTGCTGAGCCTACGTATGTTGTTGGCATTTTTTATTACTCCTGATATCCAATCATGTATAGATCTACGTGAATATTTCCAGTGGCACCTAAATTCAATGTACCAGTGAACTTATTATCGGTGAACAAAGGTACCTCCAGAATATAAGTCCAGAAATCAGTGGCTGGAGGAACTCTTGCAGAACTTGGATTTCCGAAATCGAATCTAACTTGCCCAGACATATCTTTTGGCTGAAATCTAAGATCTGATAGACCTAAATCATTGGTATGAACGTCAGCCTTTACCATAATAGTCTTTACTTGAGATCCAGGTATTGGTGGAATAACAGTAAAATCTTCCACATCTGTATATATGGGTGTAACAGAATCTACATCTAAGTCACCCAAAAGTCTTTGAGGAACAATGTATTTAAAGTCTACCATCGTAAACTGTCGGATATTAGCAGTTCCATCAGTTACAAAGTGCCCTAGATATCTATGAGTAAATTGAGAAACACCAGCAACTGACTTAAATCTAAGAGCAGCATCTGGGGCCGATAATGATATCTCATATTGTGCCGTGGTAACTAGCCCAGCAACACTCACCTTTAGATAAACATAATAAGCTGTGTTATTTGAGAACATAGAGCCACTTTCTAGATTTCCAGTACCTAGAGTAGTTGGAGAAGTTGGTCCTTCTACCAACCACCAAAGTGGATTCATCTGGGTGCTAGCAACAGAAACTGGTCCAAAGCTAGAAAGTTGAATAGTAGAGTTGCTCAACCATCTCATAGAAACGTGGGGTCTATTTCCAGATATACCACGGGCCACGTAATGAGCAGAATCTGCTAATACCATGAAGGCTGGATCCACTGTACCAGCATCTACGAAATCAACATTATCTTGTGGAATTTGAATTGTGTGATTAAAAACATTTGAAGTACCTGTATATGAAAGCATTTTAATTTCTCCTTATGAAACTAGTAAGTGATCTAATTCCCAATCTTCTTGTAATCTATAGATAACATACTTTGATGGATCAAGTCCCCATAAAGTACCATCTCCCCAATGTGGTTCTCCCCATACTTTTGCTCCGGTCTTTAAGAAGACTATGCCTCTACAAGAGGTCCAAGCTGGTTTCAGCTTTTTGATAGTCTCAACGATACAAGCAAGTAGGTCTTGATCTCCAGTTACAGAGCCCCATTTATAATGTATTCCAGCATAACCAACACCCCATATACCAGCTTCTGTTGATCCCCATAATCGGCCGTTAAATCCATGTGGTTGATCAATAATGACCCAGAAATTTGACCAGAAGTTGCCTTGCTCTTCCATAGAATTTGGAGCCCAAATAGTTGTGCTGTTATTAGTATCAACAACTGGAAGTGTCTTTGTGAACACACCAGAAGGAAATTCTACATATTGGGGAAGAATGTAGACATTTGGTAAGCCTAAATCCTTTATCTCTTTTATAAGACGAGCTGGTGTACCAGAAGTTTGCCAATAATCCCATGCCTTGGATAGCTTCATTCTAAAGTCATCGTCAGACATCATCTGGCAACGATCTATATTGAAGTTCTGTCCAAGTATATCTAAAGCATCATTTGGTGCAGTATCAACAAAGCCTGCAAGTACAGCATCTCTAGCTGCATCTGAGACTTCATCTTTTACTGTACCAAATATCTCTTCCTGGGCATTTTTGTAGTAGTCCAACTTTATGTAGGTTGGTGCTAACTGTGATTGATATTCCTTAAAAGTCATATTTCACCTTACTTAACAATAACCTTCATTGGTGCAGCTGGGTCTTCTAATATAACTACAAGTTCATTCCTATCTACAGTGGTTAGACCAATGGTTGGTTCTGTTAGATTTAGATCAATAAATCCAGGTCTTAGGGCCGAAATAATCTCTGCTTCTATTCTCTTCTTCAATACACCTTCTCCAATTTTTAGAGATTGAGAGTAGGAAGTGATGTTATTTTTGTATCCGTTTAAGAAGGCTGGTGTATTAACAATATTTGATATCGTTAGAACTCCAGAATAATAAACAGGAACTATAGTTACCGAACCAACATATAAATCAGACATTATTGGCATTTTTGCCAAGATATAGTTGTAGACATTAGCTGTAGTAATAGAATCTAGAGCCGAATTTATACCAGCTATATAAACTGTAACAGCTCCTGCTTTTGGAGTTCCATTCAGATAATTTGAGTAGACGACGACCTTTTGTACTTTAGGATCAGCTTCTCTTGCCCAAGTTATAAAAGCATCTCTTGTTCCAGCACCTAGAATACCCCAACGAGCTTTACATCTTGCTCGAAGTGAGTCATCAGATTCCAAATCACGGCCTTCTTGAATAATCCAACCTGAAGATCCGACAGCCACAGTGTCTGAGGTTGAGGAGAATCCTAGTGGTATATTAGCAGTTCCACCAGCTAGCAATCTTATAGACTGCTTGGGACCAGATCTCAAAGTGCTTATAACTAGCCTATTATTGCTGTTGGCAGCAACTAGACTGTATTGTGGAAAGGCTGCAAAAGCTGCATTCATATCAATGGCAACTTGATCCATAGTCGTCCAATTATTTGTAAATAAGAATGTATGTGGAGATAGAACAACACCATCCACAGTTGTGGAGATAATCAAGCTTGATCCTACTAGATTGAATGGACCAGCTAAAGCTGCTGAGCTTATAGATGGTGGGCTGTCAATGCTGGTTCCACCATATCTAATGGTGTCTGATAGTGTTGAAAATCCAAACTCTGAGTTAGAAGTTCCAGTTGCATCTATTCTTATTCTCTGTGAAGGTCCAACGGCTTTTGTAGAGATAGAAAAGCTGTTTGGGGTCAAAGTAGTTGCTGTTAATAGAGAAGCAAAAGTAACATTTCCATTTAGAGCAGCTACCAATAGAGCTGTAGAAGCATAGTTGGCTGCAAATGTAAGAGTCTGTAGAGGCTGGTCAACTCCATCCAGAGTAACTTGATATTTTAGAGTACTTCCGTTAACAGTATAAGTTCCAAGGATGTTATTTCCTATAACAGTAGCTGGGGTAAATAGACCAGAGTTAACAACATCTACATCTGCTGTGCCCTGTGAGATGTGAGTTAATACACCTTGAGCAACGTTATTAGCTGCTCCAGTTGTTTGAGAAATAATCTCAACTTGGCCGATTGGATTTCCAGTTGTTAAAGTTACAGGTGTTGCATTATCAGTAACGAAAAAATGCCCATTTTGGTCATCAATGATATATCCCCCTGCACTAATAGTACGAGGTCCTCCACCTGGCTTAAGACTGAAAGTGGCCCAACCTCTAGTATATTCGGCAGGAATTCTATCTAGATCATATTGTGATTTAGCTAGTAGTGTTAACCAACCACCAGTAGCTGTATCCAAATACATACCTTTGGCAATCTCTGTAACCGTAGTCCAAAGCTCTGCTAAAGTCTTTGATTCTATTTCTAGAAGAGTACGTCCTTCATCTCCAGATTCCCACTCTGTAGCATCGAAACCATAGTCTGCTAAAAGATTAATAAGGTCTGCCTTAATTGTGTTTGCATCCTTACCATTTATTAATTCTTGTAATGTAGTAGCCATTTAAAAAACTCTCCTTATTGATTTAACGAACTTGTTAGTAATTCTACGGTTAATTTATCGACAGAAACAACCAATATAAAGGTCTGACCAATGTTAGGTGTGACTTGGATAACTATGTTTAATTTGAAGTTTGAACTGTCATATTTAACCGTTGCATCTATATTCTTGACTCTTTCATCCAGTTCTAATTGCTGTTCTAGAGAAGCACGTATCTGGTCTAAAGTATCGGCATTTATTTCTTGATTAATGAAGACTCTCAGATCTAGACCATAATCTGGGTCATAGAAAAGAGAGCCTCTAGCTGTAGTTAACCGTCTAACAAGAGCTTCTTGTAAATTCTTAAGACCCGAGGATAGAGATACTACCTTAGAAATACGAATATCAGTTCCGTAATCAGTTGTAATTAATGCCATGTTATAAATCTCCGAATATTTGGTACGAGACTATGTTCTTTATATCGAAAGCAGTTCTTGCACTAAGAACTGGTTGACAGCTCTTATCAATAATCTCATACAATCCTGGGCCTTTTAGTTTAGCAGTGGTATCTAGTTCATAGAACTGACCAATGTCTGTAGAAGTACCATACTTTGCAGGTATTTCTAAAAATTGTGTTGGGGTCATAGAATCTGGATCAGTGCATAGTTGGTTAGAGTACATAACTTTTCCTAAACCAGGAATACATCTTGGGGGCTCTAAAACATATCGACCCTTTGTTGACTGGCAAAGGATATCTAAATGTGTGTCATATAAGACTGTATGGTCCTCAACAACCTTCGATTGGATTCTATTATCTATATGTGGTGGTACAAATGACAGTGAATCACACCCAAATAATAGAAAGCTTAGTAGTATCAGTAATTTCATTTTTCTCTCTCCTTCTATAATAGACTACCCACCAACTTTTACTTTAGAAGAACCTTCTTGTATTTTAATGGGCCCTATTAAAACTACGGGTGGTGTTACTGGAACTGGAATATCACTGTAGGTTAGCACAGCTGGAGCCATACCTGCATTTGGTGTAAATACTAGATAACCACAACCATCTCCTTTTCTGGCCGATAATTGAGTGCTGGAAGGAGAAGCTATTTCTACTAATGTCAGATTAGAGGAATCTTCCCACCCAACTACTATTGGTCTTCCTGGATCACCATTGGCAAACTCTACATAACATATAGCACCTGGAGTTACTAAAACATGCATATTTGGAATTGTATAAACAATGGGCACATCTCTTAGGCCGTTTTTAAGAACATCAATATCTGGATCTGGAAAGACAGTAACTGCACCTGTTGATGTGTTTTGGCTCAGTACTTTCATTCTATATTTCTTGAGATAGATCAGCTCTCTATTCTGAGAAGAAATCTTGTAATCCAAAATATGATTTGGATCGAAGAAGTTCCAAGTGATGGCTATATTTTGAAACTCTCCTATATTTAAATCATAGATTGTTTCCTTGACGTTATTACCTTCAACAGAGAATCCTGGTTCGACCAATGTATCTTCACAGTAAATCTTCCAGTACCCCAAATTGGGCCGTTTATCTAAAACATCGTAGTTCAAGAAGATTCCTTGAGTCGTATCCTCCCTTAGATTTGGATACTTAACAGATATATCTGGATAGCTTTCCTTAGAAATAAGAATCTGCCCATCTAAAGATATCCTCCATATTCCTCCAACTAATGACATCAGCTTATTAAGAGAGTCTGAGGCCATTTCTTTGAGCTTTTCAAATCTAGGAATGGAAGTATTTAAAAGAGCCAAATCGGAAGCTGGACTTATTGTATGACCAGTTTGTGATGCTATGTACTGAACTATTGTCCTTAAAACAACACCAGAAAAGTTATAAGAGTCTATCTGCTGATCTAAAGTAGCTTTTCCACCAATAACTGTGCATGATATGAACCCTGTATAAAGAACAAAGTCCTTAATGGTCCCAGTTAAATTACTATCAATGAAATTAATAGTAACTTCATCTCCTTCATCAAAGCCCTCATTTGAATCTATAGCTAGATCAGAGAATATCCAAACACCTTGGTTAGGTATCTCTAATCGGCACGAAATTAAGTCGTAGAGTTGGCCCTGTTTATTTGTGATTGTGTAGGTAGACATTATTTTCTTTTTGTAGAAATAATATCCTATATGTTTCTCCCTGTCTCTTTCTTTCTCTGTATAATACCGTAAATTAGAGAGATTTGATTGTCACTATTGATTGGAAGAATAGAGTAGAAAGTCTATTTTCTTAAATTTCAACTTCCTGCCAAATTGAAATCTGGGCCTTAGTTTTAATTTTCCTTTATAGTTTTATAAGAGGGAAAAAATGCCACTAAGCTCAAAACAAATGGATGATATTTACGAGATGATAAAAAGTATAGACAAGACAATTGGAACAACTGGTTGGACAAGATTAGTTCTTTCTAGAGTTCCAAATGCCGAAGAAGAACTAACTATAAGAGTTCTATTAGCTTCAAAAGCCATGACTTTAGATAGTATTACTGCTATTCCAGGCCGAGGATGTGAACTTCTAGTCTATTCAGACGAAAACAAGGACGAACTGTTAATGATAACAGCCGAACCATATGTACATTTTTAGTATAAGATTTGTAATAATATAACTAGCTGAGTACGGGCCTTAATATTAAGCCGGCTCAGTCTCTTAAGCAGGAAAATAAAAAAGGGAAGCCCTCACGGACTTCCCTTTTTAGCTTTTAGAATACTAACTACGTTACGGAGTAGTTGCTCGAACTACCATCTGTGGTGCTCCTGGAGCTACACCACCATTTGCTTCCCAACCGTATGATACAGCACCGAGACGTACACGGGTGTAATCATTTGGAGAGAGGCCGATGAAGTGGAATAGTGGCCAGTGAACAATGTTTACAACGAATGGACGGAAGCCAACGTCTGAAGCATTGACTAGATACCATCTCTTGCTTGAGTTTGTAACGTCAGTTGGGTCAATCAATTCTGGTAGGTAGATAACATCCTTAATCATACCTTTCATTCCAGGCATGACGTTAGAAGCAGCTACTGAAGTGTTAGCAGCAGTACCAGCTTGTGGTGTTAGAGTACCCCAGATTAGCTTACGAGCTTTTAGTTCGAGAGCCTTGCTGCCAGTGACTACATACATATCAGTCATAGGCATTGCAATGATATTACCATCCAACCAACGAACCTGGGCCATAGCTTGAATTGCTGAGGTTAGACCAGCTTCATCAAGATCAGTGCCTGTTAGGTCGTTGCTATAGGTTCCTAGAGCAGGAGCAACTGGATTCACTGGGTGAGCAGTATTGAATACAGATACACCGTCGTAGGATAGAGGGTTAGCAATAATCATAGAAGCTAGCTGACGATCCCAGATTCTCTTGGCTCGGGATGTGAACTTAGCTAGATTTCCGGATAGAATTTGATATCGGTCCCAATCTAGAGTAGCTTGAAATACTTGCTCATCTGGTGGGGCAATACGATCGTTGGTTACTGTTGCTTCGAAGATCTGTGGATCCATCTTCTTACGATCAGTTCCTAGAGGCCAAATCTCTTCACGTCCAGCTGGTGAGCTGAATGGAAGAACGGTTAGACGACCTCGTTGGGTGCTGACATAAGAAAACTTATCAGCTACGGTCTCTTCATCGAATTTGAAGTGATTGAAAGCTGTGTCAACAGCAGTAAATAGGGTTGTTAAATCTTGTGTAGAAACTACACCTACGTTTGGAAGTGCCATTTTATATTTTCTCCTTTAATTAAATTATGGAATGTAGATTTCGACCTGCTTTCCATCAGGTGATAGTCCAACACATCTCACTGAAACTGATAGAGGATCTGGTGCAGTACCATTCTCTACCGAGATATTGTCCTTGATCCAAACTTGGAAACCAATGCTGGAAGAAGCTACAACTTTGCCTGATGCCTGATTATCAACGAAGCATTGACCTCTTCGGAAGACCATTGGCATATACTTAATTGCTACACCGGCTGAATTGTCATAGGTCTCTTCTGCAATACCTAATAGGTTAGCTGCATTTCCAGGGATTTCTACTGCTGGAATGACTGTACCAGTTGTTGAATAGGCTAGAGTACCCTTCAGGACCTTAGCACCAGCTGCTAGGGCAAGTCCTGTTGAGGCACCAGTTACTTCAATTGCTGGAAGTTCTTGATATCTAAATACTGTATTTCGTTCTACTGTAGTTGCCATTTATTATTTCTCCTTTAAATTAAGCCTTTTTCTTTCTTGGACTTCAATAAGTCCTCTGCTGATATTTTAATTCCATCTCTATTTAACATAGAAATAAATTTTAATTCACTTTCACTAAGAGTTGCTTGTTTTTCCTCAACAACCTTCTCAATTATCTTTTCTGAGAGTGACAAAACGGGTGCAGATTCTAAATATGCTTCGAGTTGTTCTTTCTTAAGTGAAAGAGCCCAGTCTTTTTGTTTTAGCAAAAGCTTCTTTGTTGGGCCTTCAATTGCCTTTGTAACGATGTCTTCCTTCTCTCTACGAGCTACTTCGTCCTTTAGCTTCTTGATTTCTTGGTCCTTTAAAGAAATCTGCTCATTTAGAGCCTTGATTGATTCCTTGGACTCCTTATAAGCCATTAAAGCTCCTACTTGCTTGTCAAAATCTTCTGTCCCAGTAAGCTCCTTAACTTTTTCTGAGAGCTTGATGTCCTCACTATAAGGCTTTCGTTCCATATACATGCCTTCTGGATCCATTTCTTTACGTTTTTCTTTTAGCACATCGATCATCTTCATTACAGTTCCATGGGCTTTGTCAAAACATGCTCTCATTTCACTTTCTGTTTCCATCATGTGCTTATTTAGAGAGTGTCCAAGACCCATAGCATGGTCTAGTACCGAATCTATTCTATCTAAGTGTTCTTTCATGGTTTCTCCATCTACTTTAGTATCTGTTATGTTCTCAATTATTGCATCAGTAATTTCATCTACGATTTGAGCAACATCTGATTGTAGCTCTTCTAAAGAATCTTTCAATTCTATTAGAGGCTCAAGATCATCTGTAGCTGGTAGATTAGTTAGGGCAATGTTTACCAATCTATAAACATTACCATTTTCATCTGTTTTTAGAACAGGACTAAAATATCTATATTCTCTATTTCTAAGATATTCAGCTGCTTGTTCTGTCCATCTTATATTCTTTGCCCAAACACCATCTTCCCTCTTCTCTAGCTCGAACCAACCAGCAGCTTTACCTTGTTCTGGTGTCTGAGGATCTAGAGACTTATGGTCATAATCGAAGTACAGATCGATGTTTCTCTTATAGAAGATTCTAAGTACAGAATCAGCTCCTTTGTCATCTAAAAAGTAAGGCCCTTCTGTAGTATCAGTCTGACCATATTTCAGAACTTGAATCTCAGATGGAGGCCCACCCTCTGGAATTATGATGTTGTTAGTGAAAGTTTGTTTCATGTATTGATATTCTCTCCTAAAAATAAAAAAGCCTAGATAATTATCTAGGCTAAGAATAACATTATTTTATATGTATTAATCTTCTATTCTTTTAGATCTACATTCTCTACACATAGATTTAATTGATTTCTGTCTTGCCATCTTTATGGGCAGGCACATGAAATAATCACCTTCTTGCCCATATCTAGTCTTGTCGTCCTCTTTCCAATAATTCTGAAATAGAGTTACAGAGTCTACTATTAGTACATCTGTATTAAGAGAGTTAACTATCAAGAAAAATACTGGTAAATCTCCATACTTCAACGGTGGATGTTCTTTGCCTTTTGGGGCTGCATCTTTACCATCCAAGAAGTGGGCCTTTCTAGAAGGAAACCTAACAACTAGATCACCCTTCTCTGATTTATGGCCCTTAAAAGGGCCCTCATATCCCCAGTAAGTTTCAGCCCTTTCACATTCAACATAGGCTACAACTCTCTCATTACCTTTCTCACAAACAAATAAATCAACACCATATTGATTTGGATTTTCAATAATATCGAAATTCTTAAAGGCCAATTTTGCTGCTTCTCTTGCTAATGAATCGTTTCGTTTAAAACAACCTTGATCGTATGTTTTTGGCATACGATCATTATTTACTTGACTTCTAATTATGAGAATAAAAATTAATACAAATTTATTTATTTCTTGACTAATTCATCTATCCTTCGATAAATGGATGACAAATCTTCCTTAATGGACTTAGCAATATCCTCAGAAAGACTTCTGTGCCCATCTTTTATGGTGGTAATAACGTCTCTATTTTGATCTTTTTGAGTCTGAAGACTTTCCTTAAAAGCATCAACAGCCACTTTAAAACTTTCGTTGCTGCTCTTCATGTTTTCATTGCTGGATCTAAGTTGAGAAAAAGCATCTTCATTTCTCTTACTTAAAGTATCCATTTGTGCAACGAATATATCTAGCTGATACTTTCTTTCTGATGTTCTCTCTTCGTCCTTCTCCTTGTCCCTCTTCCAAAAGTCTGGAAGAATCTTGTAAACAAGAAGGTATAGAAGAATTCCCAAGATTACTAGAGGAACACCAAACTCCTTTGCAATCTTTAATACTAGATCCATTGTAGATGGATCCACTGTACTAACAGTGCTTACTGTTGTTACTACGTCAGTTACTGGTGCCATTGTGGTACTCCTTTATCTATTGCTCCATATTTCTCTGTATAGAAGTTAAGGTCACTAGTTTCTGGGGTGTAATTCTGCCGATTTTGGAGAGCACTGCCTTCACACTTTCCACTCTTTGAGTTACATTTTGTCTTTGGTGGGTTGCATCCACCAGGACAGCTCTTTGGCTCATCTGCCAAAGTCCCTTTATCTAGCACCTCAACTCCATCAGGAGCCTTTTGGGTTGTTTTTACTTCCGTTCTTACCTCTTTAGTCTTGAATCGGTAAACGGTTATCTGATCTGAATCACAGGCACCTGAGTTTACCACTAAAAAAAGTACTAAAATCTCAAGACCTGTTTTCAGAGAATTTATGAAAATGTCTCTCATTTCAGTCATGCTCTTATTCAGGTTATTGAATTGATCGATTATAGCCACATTTAGCTTCTCCTGACCAGTGACAAGTTTCTCAAAGCTATCCTGTAGTAGCTTAGAATCGGAGTTTAATCTTTGTTCTTCTATATCTAGCTTTCTATTATATGAAGCTATTAGTTTTGGAAGTACCCACTTAACTATTGTTAAGATGACTAGCAAAACGATTATTAATGTAAATAAATGGGATTTTAAGACCATGACTGAGTCTATGTCTAATGCCCCTAGTGGCATTTGGGATGGTGTCATTACATTCATGTTTTACCTATCTGAGAAGATGATTGGATTTACTTCTCGGGCCATTCTAAATACGGCACTCTTTGAAGTATTTGGATACGATCGGCAAATTCCCATCTTATCTTTGGTCCAGAGTAATAGAGATAGGCTGGGTTGAATTGGATATGTTAGTTGATAAAACTTACCATGGCTACGAATATAGTTGGCTGGTTTATTGATGTCATTTGGATCTTGCACTCCAAGTACTTCGGTCTTACAGTCATTATCTGAAAAATAGACTGTTCCTTCAAAAGGAATACATCGATCGAAATCTAAGGTTATACCAGCCTCTTCAGACCACTCACAGTAGAATCCTAGTTTTGTGTCGTAGTTTACAGATCCTATATTCTTTACATACTTTACTTGAACTCTAGAAGCAGATTGTGTTGAATCCCAAGTAATATTGCTGCCTCCACCACAACCTAACTTTAGAACTAAAAGTGAAAGAATTAATAGATGTAGGTATTTTCTCATTTGTAATCTCCTGAGCCGATTATATAAAAAAGGCCCAATTAAGGGCCTTTTTATTACAAATATTTAATTTTTTGACTAAGAGCCTACTTCAACAACAGTAATTGTGGCTCCTTCTGTATTTGGAGCTCCAGTCACTGGTCTACATTGTGTGGTACCTGCTGTATTAGACCATTGTAGTTTAATAGTATGGGAGCCTGCTGAAAGTCCAGTCTTCAAAGTTCCAATAGATCCACCTTGTGAAAAGTTACTGATAAGTGGTGTTTGAAAACAGGAATTACATCCTGATTCAACTACTCCATCTATAACTAAAGCTATTCTATTAACTGACCCAAGAGCAGAAGCATTACTCATAGAATAACTAGCCATAATCAATAGCTTAGAACCAGCAGAAGTTGTAAGTGTTACAGAGGCTCCTGGCAAGTCTACTAGAGTTGAAGAAGTTGTAGTCTGATCAGCCGATACTTTAGCAGATACAGACTGTAGGAAGGCACCAGTAGCAGAGATAATAGGATTTCCAGACACTCCATTACCATTAGTTACAGACACACCTGAACCTGCTGTTATGGTCCTGGTAGCATAAGTATTTGCTGCTGTCTTAGCCATAATTCCAGCTGAAAGGGCTGAAGTATCAGAACCTAAGCCACCTTTAGCTTCAGAAACAATAGGTAGCTGTGAACTAGATAGACTGACCCAAGATGGAGGTGAACTACCACCATTTGTCTGTAAGAGTTTACCAGTTGAGTCTGCTGCTAATCGTTGCCAAGTTGTACCATCACAATAAAGTAAATCACCTTGGCTTAGACTTGGTTGATTTAAAGGTGAACTAAAACCATATAAGAAGGCAATACAGGTATTACCAGCAGTCCCAGCTGTAAGAGCCTCACCTATCAATACATCACTAATGCCCTTCTTTTTAAAGCCAATTGAAGACACAGTGAGTTCATCACCAGCCGAAATATTCTGTGATATCTGAACTTCTATTGGTCCCGATCCAAGATAGAAGGCATCATAGTTACTTAAATCATCTGTGGTTTGTAGTGTAATGCCATGAACCTTACCGGAGGTCACTGGAAAGACCTCCCATTGGTTACCTGAACCTACACCATTAAACCTAAATCCTCTGCCGATTGCTATTGTTGTGCTTGGAATTGCATGAACCTGTATTGCCATTTTTTACCTCAGCAGAGGATTATAGGTTTTTTGGATTAGAAAGTATAGACCAAAGCTAAACCACCAGCTCCGTTACCTCCAGCTCCAGAGTTGAATCCGTTGGCAGCTCCACCACCACCAGCTCCTCCACCACCATAGTTACCTCCATTTCCTCCAGTTCCACCAGCTCCAGCACCATTTCCGGCACCTCCAGTTCCACCTAGACCAAGATAGTTTACTGGCTGAGTGAATACAGGAGATTGTCCGTTTCCACCAGGAGCAACACCACCAGATATAGCTGTAGAGTTACCAGTACCAGGGCCGAAAGATACACCACCATTAGATGCTGAAGATCCATTCCATCCACCTCCACCAGCACCTGAGCCAGGAGCTAATGAAGCCGTAAATCCAGTAGCACCACCAGTTGATGTAGAACCAGCACCTGGAGTATTTGGATTAAACATTGATATAGAAGTAGGAGTTCCAGCTGTTCCTGAAGTTGTAGTACCACCACCACCGTTTCCACCAGCTTTGGCAAACAACCAGTTGGTTCCACTATGTCTAAAGATAGTATCACCACCAGACGTACCATTATTACCATCGGTACTATCTACAGTTTGAGCAGCTCCACCAGTTCCGGCAGCACCTACAACTACAGTTTCAGAAGCATTTAATGAGGACTTAGGAAGCATGAAGAAAGTAACACCTCCTCCTGCACCTCCTCCTCCTCCGGAGGCAGATGCTCCTCTACGTCCAGAGCCTCCTCCACCCCCACCACCAATCAACATGATAAATACCAAGTTACCTGCTGTTGGCTTAGTCCAAGTTGTAGTTCCTGGAGTGCTAAATACCTGTAAATCTGCCATTGAAGATATAGGAAGGGCAGCTAATGGTAATGCACCAATTGTGATTGCATTGCTAGATACATAAGCTACTTGGTTATTAGTTAAACCAGTAGAAACGTCAGCACCAAATCCACCTCTAGCTTTAGCAACTGTGCCAGAAGATAAGTTAGTAGCATTCAAAGAAGTAAGGTTAGCACCAGAAGTAGCTGAGCCAGCAGCAGTTAAACGTCCATCTGTACCTACAGTAAAAGTAGGAATAGAACCAGCTGTTGGATAAGAACCAGCAGATACGGCTGTAGTTGGAATAGCAGCAGCAGGTACGTTACCAAATGCAGGTGCTGATCCACCTATTAGTACTTGAGAAGTTGTTCCAGCAGTATTCTCAACATAAGCTGTGCCGTTATCATAAAGTATCTTACCTGCACCTGTTGGAGCTGGAGGTAGTCTAGTATCATTACCAATAGTTACTGTTGAAGAAGTAGTACCTGTTGGTATACGAGCAATAGGAACAGTTCCACTTGATAAGTTGGAAGCATTTAAAGTTGTTAATGCAGATCCATTGGTGACTGAAGATGCAGATGTAATTCTACCTTTAGCATCTACTGCTATCTGAGGAATAGAGCCAATGCTAGGATAAGTAGCAGCTGTTACACCAGAAGTTCCTAGAGTAGGGTTTGGATAAGTGCCTGTAAGATCACCACCAGCAGCTCCAGAAGGAGG